GCAGGTTAAGTGTTATGAATGGGAAAAGCAGGTGAAGTCCTAATGCCGTATTCTAAGTATAGCCCAAAGCAAAAAAAGTTAGCCGCAGTGGCTCCACCACGCAAGAAAATTACTGGCGCAGACTTGAAGAAGCTGAGCAAAAGCAAAAAAGGTAAAAAGAAATGAACCCTCTAGGATTACTTGCAGGACTAGGTGCTTTGAACGCGCTAAGCGGCGGTGAGCTAGGCGCAATGTTTGGCGGTAAGGCCGCGACAGGCAAACGCTTCACTGGATTACTTGATATGCTAGACGGTGGTGGCGCTGGCGCATCTGGAGGTAAGTTTGAGGGCGGTGGCTTGCTGTCTATGCTTGGTAACTTGTTTATGAAGCCTCTTGAGGCGCAGAACAAGATAGAAGAGATTGCAGCCCGTACATCTGCGCGCGATATGCTTAGACCAAAGCTGCGTCCAGAAGGTTTACTTTCTGAAGCGCAAAAAGAGCAGATCGTGATGAACCAAATCGTAAATCCAGACGTATATGGCATTGGTCGGGGTGGTGAGTTTGCAGGCTCTATGCTTGCTCCACGCGCAACTACAGCGCAATCTGCTGCAATGGAAGATGCTTACAGCACAACTGCACCACTATCTGCGCCAGCCCCAAGTTATGCAAACATGTTTATGGGTGAAGCTGGGCGTGGAGCGCCTAACATGCCCCGCCCAGTTGCAACCACTGCAGCACTAAGTCCAACAGGCGACATGGCATCAGGTGTTGCTCCAGTGCCACCAATGTCGGGCCAGCTAAGCCCAATGGCACCAGCTACGCCAACAACACCTTATCCGTCAGGCATGTCGCCTGCTGCGCCATCTATGCCGCAGGGCATTATGTCCTTCCGTGAGTTTGTTGACGCAGAGCGCGCAGCTATGTCGGGCGCTGATCTTTATGTTGACCCAGCAAACTATCGTCGCGGCTATGCGCGGTACTTGAGTTCTATGGGTATTAACCCAGCAGCGATGGGGATGTAATGTCTAAAGACCCCCGCCTCGCCCGCGCTGGAGTATCGGGTTATAATAAACCCAAGCGCACTCCAAGCCATAAAACTAAGTCACACGTAGTTGTGGCGAAAGAGGGCGATAAGGTTAAAACAATTCGCTTTGGTCAGCAGGGTAAGACGGGCGATAAGACTATGACAAAGCGTGCTAAGTCGTTTAAGGCAAGGCACGCTAAAAATATTGCCAAGGGCAAGATGAGCGCCGCATATTGGGCAGATAAGGTTAAGTGGTAATGGCTATTACAACCTACGCAGAACTAAAGACCGCAATAGCTGAATGGCTAAACCGCGATGACTTAACGTCTACCATTCCTGATTTTATCACTTTGGCAGAAGAGAGCATGGCGCTGAATATGCGTCATTGGCGCATGGAGAACCGCGCCACAGCAACGCTAGATAGTCAGTACGAGGCTTTGCCTGCACGATTTGTTGCGCCCATTCGCTTGAGTTTGACAGGTGGCAACACATATGCGCTAGAGCAGGTCAGTCAGGCGCAATTGCTAGACAGACGCTCGCAGGCATCAAACACAGCGGGTCGCCCACAATACTATGCTTTGACGCAAGGTGAGATCGAAGTGTTCCCAACGCCTGACGCAGACTACACGTTAGAGCTTGTGTATTATGAAAAAGCGGAAGCGTTGTCAGATAGCAACACAACGAACTGGATATTGGACAACTACCCAAGCGTCTATTTGTATGGTAGTTTGATGCACACAGCGCCATTCCTAAAGGATGACCCAAGGCTGCAAGTATGGGCCTCGCTTTATCAGCAAGGAGTTGCATCTGTTAATGGTGATGAAGAGAAAGCAAAATTTGGTGCAACAGGTCTGCGCATGAAAGTTAGGAGTTACTAATGTCTTTAACAAACACATTTGAGACAACCACGCTCACTTGGTTGTTTACCACAGGTTCAGCAACACGCCCGACAGCGTGGTATCTAGGCTTGTTTACATCTGACCCAACAGAAACTGGATCGGCTGGCACAGAAGTGTCTGGCGGTGGTTATGTGCGCAAGGCAGTTACCTTCACTGTAAGCGGTAACGAGGCCACAAACAGCGCAGCGATTGAGTGGGATGCGGCAACAGCTTCTTGGGGAACGGTAACGCACATTGCGGTTTTGGATGCGCTGACAGGCGGCAACATGATTGCAAGCAATGCTTTGACGACTTCCAAGGCTATCGCAACGGATGACATCATTCGTGTTCCTGCTGGAGACTTAGACATAACATTGGATTAATAGACAATGGCAACAATAGTTACACGCGCTGGTAAAGGTTCTGCGCTCACTCACACAGAGGTGGACGCAAACTTTACCAATCTAAACACGGATAAAGTTGAGAGTTCTGCGTTGGCTACAGTTGCCACGACAGGCGCTTATTCGGATTTAACTGGCACCCCTACACTGGCGACAGTGGCAACAACTGGCGCTTATTCTGATTTGAGTGGAACGCCAACACTTGCGACAGTAGCGACAACAGGCGCATACTCTGATTTGAGCGGGACACCGACGATACCAACAGATTTTGTGTCTGCTGCATCGGGCGGCACGTTTACTGGCAATGTGGACTTTTCTGCTGGCATAGATGTTACTGGCAATGTGACTGTCACTGGCACGGTAGATGGGCGCGACATTGCGACAAACATTCCATCATCCCTTGGCACGGCTGGTCAGGTATTGGCAGTAAATACTGGTGCCACCGCAACAGAATGGGTTGACGCATCTGGCGGTGGAGGCGGGACTATAGAGGTCACTGCATCTGGTGCGATTGCCAATGGTGATCTTGTTAGCTTAAATTCTGATGGAACTGTAAGTGTGACAGGGGGCTTCGGCTTAACACCCGTCACTTACAACTCAAACTCTACAGAGGGCAATACGGCTGTTTATGACACTTCAAACGACAAGGTTGTTGTTGCTTATAGAGATAATTCAGACAGCTATGGTAAAGCAGTAGTTGGAACTGTATCAGGAACATCTATTAGCTTTGGAACACCTGTTAACTTTTTAACTTCTAATGCTGAAAGTGTTCATGCTACTTTTGACAGCACAAATAACAAAGTTGTTATTACATATTATGATCCTAATGACTCATACTATGGTAAAGCAGTAGTTGGAACTGTTTCAGGGACATCCATAAGTTTTGGTAGCACTGCTACTTTTGCAAGCGCCAATGTTCGTTACCCCAAAGTGGCGTTTGATAGTAATGCAGGTAAGGTTGTAGTGGCTTACCGTGATCTTAGTAATAGTAATTACGGGACTGCGGTGGTTGGCACTGTTTCGGGGACTTCTATCAGCTTCGGCACTCCTGTTGTGTTTTTGTCAAAAAACCCTACCAATTGGACTTTCCCTGTTTTTGATAGCAACTCAAACAAAATGGTTATCCTTTGCAAGGATGGCAGCGGTAAGGCAGTTGTTGGGACTGTGTCAGGGACTTCTATTAGCTTTGGATCAGAAGCTACATTTCAGGGTGCAACAGTAGAGGACGTGACAGGAACCTTTGACAGTGATAATAATAAAGTTATTGCTATCTGGCATTATACATCTGGGCAGGGCGCAGCGGCAGTTGGAACTGTTTCAGGGACATCAATAAGTTTTGGCAGTGCTACAACTTTTGAGACAAACTCAATAAATCTTCCTAACGCGGCTTATGATCCAGTAGCCAATGTTGTCGGAGTTGCCTATAGAGATCAGACAGTCTTAAAATCAAAATATGTCAGTCTTACTGTCTCTGGGACTTCTATAACAGCCGCTGATCCTGTTATACTTATTGATGAAAATTCGGCGCATAATGGTTTACTTTATGACCCAGACGGAGAAGTGTTTGTCCACACAGCGCAAGTTCAAAGTGATACAACCGCCAAGGGTCAGATTTACAATGCGTCTGCAAATATTAATAACTGGGTTGGAATAGCTACAGCGGCTGTGAGCGACACAAGCACTGGCACCTTCACGGTTGTATCAGGTGTAAATGAAGGCCAAAGCGGATTAACAGTTGGCGCAAGATATTACATTTCAAATACTGGGGTGCTATCAACAACTGAAAATACTGGTTATGAAATAGGCAAAGCCTTATCTGCGACAAAACTATTAATTACTCATGGGAGCGTGGGATAATGAAAGTATTAACTAAAAACAACGTAGCTCTCTACAGCCTGACAGATGATACTTACGTTGATTTGGCTTCCGACAAGGTAACGGTTGGCGATCCAGTTCGGTTCTACATTGAAGACTGCAACTCAACAAACACAACGCTTCATATTGGCGTTACGGATGTCCCTGCGGATTGGACTGGCTTTAAGTATTTATATGACGGAGTTACTTGGACGCAAAACCCTGACTGGGTTGAGCCAGACGAATAAAGATGGCGTATTATGTAGAGCCAGAATATTGGATTGAAGGTTACGCAGAGGGCGATCCCAAGTCTGCTGCATCTACCATTGCAATCACATCTACGTTTGCGGGTGACTTCAACACTATTTCCAATGTCAGCTCTACAATAGCAAACACAGCCACGGTAGCGGCTGCGGCAAATTTGGTAAAAGATGTTGCGTCTGCTGATGCAATTACAAGCTCCACAACTATATCGGCAGCAAAGACGGTCGTTGTAGCATCCGCAATTCCATTGGGCGTAACGGTTACTGGCACTGCACAGATTTTGTTCAATATCGTGACAGCAATGCCAATTCAGTGTAATGTCAGCGTAAGCACTGAATTTAAGTGGACGGATACGACTGATGTATCAACAAGCTGGACTGATACCCCAGACGTGACAACAACTTGGACTGACGCATAGGAAAGAAACATGGCAGATACCACAACAACAACATATGGTCTGACAAAGCCAGAAGTGGGTGCGTCAGAAGATACTTGGGGAACCAAGATAAACACAAACCTAGACAGCCTTGATGACTTGCTAGATGGAACAACTGCGATAAAGCCAAACCTAGACGAGGGTTTGTTTAAGATTGGCGGCACAGCAGTCACGATCACAGCGGCAGAAGCTAACATTCTTGATGGTGCTACGGTAACGACAGCGGAACTAAATACGTTAGACGGTATCACAGCAACCACAGCAGAGCTTAATATTCTGGATGGCGTTACAGCTACATCGGCAGAAATCAATTACCTAGACATTACAACGTTAGGCACATCTGAGGCATCAAAAGCTGTAACAGCGGATGAAAACGGCGATGTAATCATCAGTGAGGAACTAAAGGCCAAAAGCTATAACGAAACAGTCGTAACACTGTCTGGCGCAACTCCAACGGTAAATTGCGAAAGTGGGAATGTATTTACTTTAGCGGCATCGGGGGCAACGACTTTTACGTTTTCCAATGCTCCGTCATCTGGCACAGCATATGCCTTCATCTTGAAGGTTGTAGGCGGCGGGGGAGCTGGGATAACGTGGCCTTCGTCTGTTAATTGGGCAAACGGTGTTTCGCCAGATACACCAGCAGATAGCGAAACTTATATTTATGGCTTTTTGACACATGACGGTGGCACAACTTGGTATGGTTTCCTTGGGGGTGCTGACTTCTCATGAGCAATGCAGCTAACATAGTATTGTTTGCAGAAAGCCCTGTGACAGATTGGGTTGCTGATACTAAATACTATAATAACCCAATAGACCCAAGCCAAGAGGCTGATGGTATATTTGCCGACACTGACGGGAATGTTGTTGTTGCAATGAGTGGATCACCCGGATTTGGCGTTCACCATTACAGTAAATATTCGGCACTTAAAAACATCCGCATAAACAATGGCCTCACAGTTTCTGGGGGCGGGACATTTAGCCCTGATGCTATTTTTGTGCCATATGCTGATGGGACACTAAGGGCGGCATATACTGCGACTTTTGACGATCCGGGCGGCGTAAATTATTGGAACGTGTTTAACGTCTATGACGTTGATACTACTGATGGCTCACTGACTTTGTTTGCGAAGGGTCGGGGCAGCAGCATTTCATATAATGATGGCGGCTACACAACCATTACTCACGCGGCTGGCGATAGCAGCAATAACTTTTACGGATGCGGCTTCACCAGAGAGCAGGGTGGGTATGAGTTTCCATATCTAGTCAAATACAATTCATCTGGCACGCTTCAGTGGGCAAAGTCTTTACAGCCACAAAAGGCGACACATACCGCGCCGGGTGTAAACAACGCAAACTTTGGCTCTCTACAGCAAATGACTGCGGATAGCAGCGGCAACACATATGTTTCTTTGCGTCACACAACTGATAGTAGTGATCCTCCCACGTTTACAAATAAAGTAATGAAGTTCAACGCTTCAGGCACTCAGCAATGGGTTCGTGAGATAAACACTTATTGCAGGGACATAGTTGCAGCAGATGCAAGCTACTTATACTGTCTTTCAACGAACCCCGATCTTATAATTACGGCACTAAGCGCAAGCAATGGGGCTGTTTCTTGGGAGCGCACAATCAGTCTGTCGGGTTCTGAGTTTACGCCCTTAAATGTTCACCTTTACGATGGCAGCTTATATATAACCGCAAAAAGTTTTGTTACATCAACAAGCACAACTGGCATGACTTGGGTTAAAATGTCCACTTCTGGGACGTTTGATTGGGATTTGCACATTTATGCCGATCCTGTTTCTGCCGCTTCTGGCTTTAGCAATGCAAAGAATAGCTTTGTCGTAGGCGGCAAAATGTATATGACGTTTGAGGGCTTAGAGGGCATTACAACTGTAGTGCTTCCAGTAGATGCATCAAAGACAGGAACTACAATTTTCCCCCACATTGGCTTTGGTGGTTCTGCGCCATTCTCTTATAATAATTACAAAGCTAATATTATTGTCGAAGATCGGGCAGTATCGTCTGCAACATCAAGCAATTCAACGTCAACATCATCAAGTTATTCGGTTGGGTCGGAGACAATAACAACATCCAATGTCGGCACGTTTGATTTAGGCGTATCATATAACGCAGCAGCAATAAAAAGTATGCTTGCGCCTGTAAACGATCAAAACCCTGTAACTGCCTTTTCAAAGCGCCGAATTGTCTGACTACGGAGAACCAAATGGCTCTAATACCGCTAAACATTCCCGCAGGCCAATACAGAAACGGCACAGAGTATCAGTCGCAAGGTCGCTGGCGTGACGCAAACTTAGTGCGCTGGCAGGAAGGTGCATTACGTCCTATTGGCGGTTGGCGTCAGCGCGGTAGCGTGGACATTGATGGTGTTGTTCGCAGCATGTTGGTCTGGGAGGATAACAGCAACCAACGCCGCGTAGCCTTTGGCACACACAACAAGCTCTTTGCAATGACAGCGGGCAACTCTGTTACTGACATTACGCCCACAGGATTTACAGCGGGTCGTGTTGATGCGGACATTTTCACAGGCTACGGCGCGTCAACTTATGGCAATGGCCTCTACGGAGTTCCACAGCAAGACACGGGCACAGTGTTACGCGCGACAGTTTGGTGCTTAGAAAACTGGGGTGAATACTTGCTGGGCTGCACATCTGATGATGGTAAGATTTATGAGTGGCAGTTAGATGCAGCAACGGCTGCTGCGCAAGTATCAAACGCACCAATTGATAACACAGCCATGATGGTCACAGAAGAACGCTTTGTTGTGTGTTTTGGCGCAGGCGGTGATCCTCGTAAGGTGCAGTGGTCAGACCAAGAGGACAACACAACTTGGACACCAGCAGCCACAAACCAAGCTGGTGACATCAACATCCAGACAAATGGCACAATCCTACGCGGCGTAAGAACACGCGGTCAGTCACTTATTCTGACGACAGAGGACGCGCATACCATGACATACCAAGGCCCACCGTTTGTGTATGGCTTTGAGCGTGTCGGGACATCATGCGGATTGATCGCAACGAATGCGGTGGCAACAGTTGACGCTGGCGTAATCTGGATGGGTAATCGTAGCTTCTTTGTTTACAGCGGCGGTGCTGTTCAAGAGATACCGTGCGAAGTAGCTGACTATGTATTTAGCGATATGAACAATGACCAAAGTTCTAAGGTAAGCTGCATTGTAAATGGTCGCTACAATGAAATCTGGTGGTTCTATCCAAGCGGCTCTAGCACAGAATGTGACCGCTATGTGGCATTTGACTATAACGAAAATATCTGGATGACAGGCGACTTGGCAAGAACTGCTGGCGTTGATCGTGGCGTATTTAGACAGCCATTCTGGATCGCGCCTGATGGTGTTCTATACGAACAAGAGATTGGCTTTAATTACGGATCAGATACACCTTACGCAGAAACAGGGCCGATAGCGATTGGCGCAGGCGATCAGGTTATGTCTGTCACTGGTCTAATCCCAGACGAAAAGACACTTGGCGATGTAAGTGCTACATTTAAGACGCGGTTCCATCCCACCGACACTGAGCGTGACTATGGGCCGTTTGACATGGCTAACCCAACAAGCGTTCGGTTTACTGGTCGCCAAGTCAGAATGCGTGTAAGTGGTAATGCATCGACAGATTGGCGTGTCGGTGTAATGCGCCTTGATGCAGTAGGCGGTGGGCGGCGATGAGAATAGTGCCACCATTAACGCGGAGTTTTGAGCAGTGGGCTGAGAATTTACGCCGCTATCTTGGCAAGGCGTTAAACCAGCTTGACGCAAAGGATCAGTATAGCTCTGCTTCTGAGGATGGCGTTATTCTGTGGGATCGTGAAAACAAGTATCCTGTTGTGTCTAAAGATGGCGCGTTTGTGCAGATCGTTTTGGAAGATGGTCAATACGCTGGTGCAGTCACGGCAGATCAAACAGCAGTAGCTATAAACACCGCCTATGCACTAACATACACGTCTAGCATTGCTGAGGGCGTAACAAATGGAACGCCTGCAAGTCGCCTTGTCTTTGAGGAAGCTGGTCAATACATGATTAGCTTTTCTGCGCAAATTGCATCAACGTCTAGCAGCACAGTGAACTTCTGGTTTTGGCCTCGTATCAACGGGGTAGATGTCACGGGATCAACGATGAAAAACGCGCTGCACCAAAACGGTTCGGTTCTGGTTGTGTCACGCTCTGCGATTTTTGATGTAAGTGCCAATGATTATTTAGAGGCTATGTGGGCAGTAGATAGCACAAGCGGGTTTTTAGATGCCA